AGGCGAAAATTTTAAAAAGCTTTATAATGACTCAGACGTCACGAAAAGAAACCGCAATGGCCAGACTAAGTCAGGATTATATTCTTTGTTCATACCTATGGAATGGAATTACGAAGGATTCATTGACAATTATGGAATGCCTGTATTCGATACCCCATCAGAAGATTGTGTTGGCCCTCATGGAGAGCACATCGACGTCGGAGTCATCGAGCACTGGAACAATGAGGCTGAAGGATTAAAAAGCGACCAGGACGCTCTAAATGAGTTTTACAGACAGTTCCCACGCACAGAGGAACACGCTTTTAGAGATGAAACAAAAAACAGTATATTTAATTTAGTAAAAATATACGAACAAATAGATTATAACGAGGATTTAGCAAATACAAATGTTGTTAATGTCGGTAGTTTTTCTTGGGAGAATGGTATAAAAGATACAAAAGTAAGATTTACACCAAATCCAAATGGAAGATTCAAAATATCGTGGGTACCTAATTATAATTTGCAGAACCAACAATATACTAAGAATGGTTTAAAATTCCCGGGTAATGAACACATGGGAGCTTTTGGATGTGATAGTTACGATATATCCGGTACCGTTGATGGAAAGGGATCTAAAGGAGCGTTGCACGGATTAACTAAATTTAGTATGGAAAACGCACCGCCAAACCACTTCTTTTTAGAATACATAGCTAGACCGCAAACATCTGAAATGTTTTTTGAAGATGTATTAATGGCTTGTGTATTTTATGGGATGCCGCTTTTGGCTGAGAATAACAAACCTAGGCTTTTATATTATTTTAAAAGAAGAGGGTACAGGGGCTATTCTATGAATCGTCCAGATAAAGTATGGAACAAGCTATCTGTTGCAGAAAAAGAAATAGGCGGAATACCTAACTCTAGCGAAGATATAAAGCAGGCTCACGCCGCGGCAATTGAAGCTTATATAGATAGATATGTTGGTTTAAGATCAGACGGTCAATACGGAGATGTGTATTTTAATAACACATTGAATGATTGGGCTAAGTTTGATATAAACAAAAGAACAAAGTATGATGCAGCGATAAGTTCTGGACTAGCTATCATGGCGTGTAATCGCCACCTATATAGACCAGTTGCGCCTGTTCAAAAACAAACGTTAAATTTAAATATTGCTAAATACACAAATAGCGGTACAACATCGAAAATAATAAAATAATATATGGCTGAGTCAGTTGTAAAAAGTTTTTTCCCTAGCCAAGTAGCTAGCGACGCTGAAAAAGTGTCATCGGAGTATGGCCTTCGAGTTGGTAGAGCTATTCAAGATGAATGGTTTAAATCTGATTCAGGCACTGCGAGATATAAGAGCAATCAAAACACGTTTCATAGTTTAAGATTATATGCAAGAGGTGAACAGCCTATACAAAAATATAAAGATGAATTATCTATTAACGGTGATTTATCTTATTTAAATTTAGATTGGAAACCAGTACCTATCATATCAAAGTTTGTTGACATACTAGTTAACGGCATAGCTGAAAGGGCTTTTGATATAAAAGCATATTCACAAGATCCATACGGTGTAAGCAAACGAACGGCTTATATGGAATCTATTATCCGTGATATGCAAACAAAAGAGTTAAACGAATATGCACAAGCGGAATTTGGTATTAACCTTTTTGAAAACCAACCGGAGTTGCTTCCGGATAGTCAGGAAGAATTAGAAATACACATGCAGCTAAGTTACAAGCAAGCTGTTGAAGTAGCGGAGGAGCAAGCAATCCAAACATTGTTAGACGGTAATAATTACGACTTAACAAAAAAGAGAATCATATATGATTTATCTGTAATTGGTATTGGCGCTGTTAAGAATAGATTTAGCAAGTCAGAAGGTGTTGTGGTTGATTATGTAGACCCAGCTAATTTAGTATACTCTTATACTGAATCACCGTATTTCGACGATATATATTATTGTGGTGAAGTTAAAAGCATCCCTTTAAACGAATTAAAAAAGCAATTTCCAAATTTAACCCAGGAAGATATGGAGAGCATATCAAAACAGGGGTTTCAGAATAACGGCTTTTACGATAGATCAATAAGAAATTATGATCAATCAGATAGTAACACAGTTCAAGTTTTGTATTTCAACTTTAAAACCTACATGAACGAGGTTTACAAAGTTAAAGAAACCGCAACTGGAGCAACAAAAATATTAGTAAGAGATGATCAGTTTGATCCACCTGTTGAAATGCTTGAAGAGCAATTCGGTAAAATGTCTAGATCACTAGAGGTACTTTATGAAGGGGTACTTGTATTAGGTACAGACTATTTACTAAAATGGGAAATGGCTAAGAATATGATGCGTCCAAAGAGCGATCAAACTAAGGTTCTAATGAACTATAGTATAGTGGCTCCCAGAATGTATAAAGGTAAAATCGAATCAATTGTTAGTAGAATAACAGGGTTTGCTGATATGATTCAGTTGACTCACTTAAAACTACAGCAAGTTATGTCTAGGTTGGTGCCTGATGGTGTTTATCTTGACGCTGACGGTTTAGCTGAGATAGATTTAGGTAACGGAACGAACTATAATCCGCAAGAGGCTTTAAACATGTTCTTCCAAACTGGTTCTGTTATAGGTAGATCTATGACACAAGAAGGAGATATGAATCCTGGCAAAGTGCCTATACAGGAAATTTCTAGCGGTTCTGGTGGTCAAAAATTACAATCCTTAATATCTACTTATAATTATTACCTTCAAATGATCCGAGATGTTACTGGATTAAATGAAGCTAGAGATGGAAGCACGCCTGATTCTAGAGCTTTAGTAGGTATACAGAAGATGGCGGCTGCAAATTCAAATACTGCTACAAGACATATATTAGACGCTGGTCTTTTCTTGACAGCTCAGCTAGCGGAATCCTTGTCATTACGTATATCAGATATATTAGAATATTCACCATCTGCTGATGCTTTCGTTCAAAAGATAGGTGGTCATAATGTAGCTACTCTAAAAGAAATGGAGGATTTGCACTTATATGATTTTGGTATATTCTTAGAATTAGCGCCAGATGATGAGCAAAGAGCTATGTTAGAAAATAACATTCAGACAGCTCTATCTGCTGGTTTAATTGATTTAGCAGATGCTATTGACATTAGAGAAATAAAAAATATAAAATTAGCTAATCAAGTTTTAAAGATTCGTAGAAAAAAGAAACAAGAACAAGATCAGCTAATGCAGCAGCAGAATATGCAAGCTCAAGCAGAAGCAAACGCTCAAGCTCAGCAAGTAGCTGCTCAAGCGGAAGTGCAAAAGAACGAGGCTATTACCGCTCAAAAAGCACAACTAATGCAAATGGAAAATCAATTTGATTTACAAAAAATGCAAGCGGAAGTTGCTGCTAAGAAAGAGTTAATGGCTCAGGAATTCCAATACAATATGCAATTAAAAGGATTGGAAACCCAAGGCCAGAAGCAAAAAGAGTCTGAAAAAGAAGACAGAAAAGATCAAAGAACACAATTACAAGCAACACAACAAAGTAAGTTAATAGATCAAAGACAAAACAATACTCCTCCAAAAAACTTTGAATCTAGCGGAAACGACATTATTGGCGGAGGATTTGACTTAGGTTCTTTCGAGCCTAGGTAATAATAATAGTAATAATTATATAATATTTTATCATGTTAGAAAACCAAGTAGAACAAGAAGACCTTGTTACTCCCGAGAGTAATCAGGAACAGCCCGCGGCTGAAGAGCAAGCGGTTGAAAAACCCGTTGACTCAGCGGTGTCTCAAGACGAAGAAGGTACGATTAAAGTAGACCTTAGTAAATTTAGTACTGAAGAGGAAAAACCAGAAGAGCAGCCAGAAGAGCAACCAGAAGTTGTAGCTGAAGAAGTTACAGAAGAGGTTGCAGAAGAGGTTGTTGAAGAGACTGAAGCACTTGAAGAAATTACAGAAGAAGAGGTTCAAGAGCAAACAGAGCAACTCACTGACGAAGTTGCAGAAGCTATAGCTGAGCAAAAAGAAACAGGCGTTGAATTACCAGAAAATATTCAAAAAGTTGTAGACTTTATGAATGACACTGGAGGTACTTTACAAGATTACGTAAAACTAAACACAGATTACTCTAGCTTAAATGGGAATCAACTATTGAGAGAGTATTACGAGAGCACAAGACCTCATCTAGACAAAGAAGAGATTGACTTCTTAATGGAAGATAATTTCAATTATGACGAAGATATAGACGAGGAGAGAGATATAAGAAAAAAGAAAATAGCTTATAAAGAAGAGCTAGCTAAGGCTAAAAACCACTTAGATGGTTTAAAGTCTAAATATTACGAAGAGATTAAAGCTGGATCAAGGTTAAATCCTGACCAACAAAAAGCTGTAGAGTTTTTTAATCGATATAATAAAGAACAAGAAACGGTTAAACAAGAACAAGAACAGCAATCAAAAATATTTTTACACCAAACAGATAGCGTTTTCAATAATGAATTCAAAGGTTTTGATTATTCAGTTGGGGACAAGAAATATAGGTTTAAAGTTAAAGATACCACGGAGATTAAAAATACCCAAAGCGACATCAATAATTTCGTCAAGAAGTTCTTGAACGACAAAAATGAAATGGTAGACGCAAAAGGTTATCACAAATCTCTATTTACAGCAATGAACGCTGACGCAGTTGCTAATCACTTTTACGAACAAGGAAAAGCTGATGCAATGAAAAGCAGTATGGCAAAATCCAAAAATGTAGATATGGATCCGAGAGGGACTCATGAAAAAGTAACTACAGCAAATGGGTGGACAATACGTGCAGTACCCGGCAATAGTGTTAATGGTTCAAAGCTGAAAATCAAAAAAAGATAATTAACCATTAAAAATTTAAAAAAATGGCATTTGCAACAACGCCGGCAACGCTGGCAAACTTAAGTCACTTAACCCCACGCCCAATAAAGGGCTTGTTCGGTGACAACTATCTTTCTGTAGGAGAGATGGATTTTACACAACAATTTTTACCTGAAGTATATGAGAAAGAAGTAGAGCGTTTTGGAAACAGAACTATCTCTGGATTCTTACGTATGGTAGGGGCTGAGATGCCTATGGCTTCTGATCAAGTAGTATGGTCTGAGCAAGGTAGATTACATATCGCTTATGACGATGTAACAGTAGTAGATACAACTAACCTTACATTCCCAGCTGGCCACTTAATTGGTCCAGGAATGACTATTATTGTATCTAAAGGCTTTACAACTCAAAAGGCGT